TTTAATTTTATTCGGCATTGCTTTAGAGGTTAGAGGTAAATAATGCTTGGCAAGCTACTCAAGAGACAGATACAACCCGGCCTTGTTTATACATCCAGCGGTTATGTGGACTCTTTAGGTAGAGTCGGCAGATTTTTTGAAGGCAACTACGCAGGCACTTATGTAGATGGTCGCACTGCACTTGGCATACCTGCAATCTTTAGAGGTATATCTTTAATTGCAGATGCAATAGGCGCACTAGAGCTGTGTGCATATCGCAATGGTAGAGAGGTAATGCCTAAACCAAACATCTTAGCTAGACCTAATCCAACAGAGACAAGAATGGAAACTATTGCAGCTATGGCTGCAGGTTTGTTGATGGATGGTAATTATATTGCAGTGTTAGGTGAGCCGGGTGCTAATGGTTATCCAGACAGTCTTTACCCTGTCGCACCTGATCGGGTGCAAGTATCAAGAGACAAAGGCAAAATAGTTTATCGTATTGATGAAAAGGTTTATGATAGATCAGAGATTTTTCATATTAAGAATTTTACAATGCCCGGTGATCTTGTTGGCAGAGGCATCTTAGCTGTTGCAAAACAATCTTTAGGTAAGGAAATTGCTATCAATGAATATGCTGCTAGATATTTTGATGGCGGCGTAAATCCTACAGCTGTTATTAAATCAGCTAACCCAGATCTGACAAGTGAAGAGGCAGATGCTTTAAAGTCTGCATGGATGTCAATGTACTCATCACGCAATAGATCGCCGGTAGTTATGAACGCATCAACAGACTTTGAGGTTTTAAGTAGCAATGCAGCTGAGAGTCAATTGGTAGAGGCACAAACCGCCGGGCTTACAGAGGCGGCAAACATCCTAGGACTGCCTGCATATTATTTAGGTGCACCGAATAGCAGCCGCACCTATTCCAATGTTGAACAGGAAAATTTACAGCTTATTAAGTTTTCAATCCAGCCAATAGCAGAGAGAATAGAGGCTGCCTTTTCAGATCTGTTAGTGCGTGGTCAAACTGCTAAATTTAAGTATGACTCAATGCTTAAGACAGACACAGCTAGTCGCTACGCAGCCTACGCAACCGCACTGTCTAGCGGATTTTTAACTGTTGATGAAGTGCGAGATAGAGAAAACCTTGAGTCTATGGATTATGAAGAGGGTGAGTTTGATGATGAAACAGATGCAAGCGCACAAGTACAAGAGGTGATAGATGAACAATGATATAGAAAATAGACAATACTCTGTAGATCTACAGTTACGCCTTGCAAGTGGTGATGGGCGCACAATCTTTGGTATAGCAGTGCCGTACAATAAAGAGCAGCGCATCAATGGCACGCTGACTGAGATATTTAAAAAAGGTGTTTTTGCCGAAGTTATTAGAGCACCGCACCGAGTAAAACTTTTGCGTGGCCATGGAGAAAATAATGTGTTGGGTAGGGCAACATTATTAAGGGAAACAGATGAAGGCTTGTATGCTGAGTTTAGGATTTCAAAAACAAGAGAGGGTGATGAAGCCCTTGAGCTAGTCAAAGATGGAGCTTTGGATCAGCTCTCTATTGGTTTTATGCCAATTAAAAACCGCAAAAGACCAGATGGAGTTATGGAGCGCATCAAGGCACATTTAGCAGAGGTCTCACTTGTTACCTTTGGAGCCTATGGAGATTTAGCCGCTGTCTCAGGCGTGCGTGAAGGTGCACCTCTAATGACACCTAGATTAGATGAAGCGAAGAAAATTCTAAATGCCATACAGCGTAGTAAGTAATCACCCGGACTGCGAAGGTTATGCAGTAGTAAAAGATGAAAACAATGAGCTAATCGGCTGCCACAAAACCGAAGCTCAAGCTAATGAGCAGCTAACAGCTATAAACATTGCAGAGTTTGGCACAAGAGAGTTACCACAAAACTACAGACCGGCAACAAGTGAAGATGTGCCAGAGGGTCGCAATTGTGCGAACTGTTATTTTTATGAGGCAGGTTACTGTGATTTATGGAATGCTAATGTCAAGGATAATTATTATTGCAATCGCTGGGCGGCAATGAATGAAGATAGAGCAGATGCCCTGGCTCCAGAAAAAGATCAAATTGAGGGTAGCGAAAAAAACAAACCTGGTAGTGCAGCTAACAAGTCAGGTGACATAACAATTAATGCAGCTACAGAAAAAGCATTACAAACAAAGGCAGATGAACATAATGAAGCAATGGCAAAAGCCGATAAACCAAACTGGACAAGAGTCAGAGTAGGTGCGCTTAAATCGGTTTATCGTAGAGGGTCAGGTGCATATTCAACATCACATAGGCCAGGCATAAGCCGGGCTGCGTGGTCAATGGCCAGAGTAAATGCTTTTCTTGTATTGGCTAGGACAGGCAGACCGAATAATCCAAAGTATGTAGGTGATAATGATTTATTACATTCAGATCATCCAAGGTATTCAAAACAAAAAGATCAGTCAAGAGCCGTAAGTTTTACACCTACAGCAGCTATGAGGGCAGAGGCACAAAGAGGACTTGATTGGCGTAGAGAGTTTGGCAGAGGTGGCACTGAGGTTGGTATTGCTAGAGGTAGGGATATTGCAGGTGGTAAAGATCTGCCTTTAGAGACTGTCAATCGCATGGTATCTTTTTTTGCAAGACATGAGGTAGATAAACAAGCTGAGGGTTTTAGTCCAGGTGAAGAGGGTTATCCATCAAACGGCAGAATTGCATGGGCATTATGGGGTGGAGATCCAGGCAAGTCATGGTCAGAAAACATAGTGAACCAAGACAGAGATTATGATGAAGATGAAGATGACAAACCTAGATACAACACAGCTGTGCAAATATTACAAAATTTAAAAAAACAGATATAATATAAATCGTAGAACACCTAACCCTGCCTAGCAGCGTGTTACACCTTCTCAAACAAACCAACTAATTTATAGGAGAAAAATGTCTAATACATTTCTAGCCTCTCTGCGTGAGAAGCGTGAAACAAAGACTGCTCTTATTTCATCAACAGTAGAGCGTGCGGCTGAAGAGTCCCGAGATCTATCAGAGGTTGAACTTGCCAATGTAGAGGCATTAAACCTTGAAGTAAAAAAGTTAGATGAAAGAATTGAGCAGATGTCCGATATTGAACTGCGCAACCAAAAGGCCGCTGATTTAGCAGCCAAGGTTGATGCCAATGTAGAGCCAAAGAAAGAGTCAAGAGCCGGTGGCTTCACTGTTGTAAGTGAAGAACTAACCTACTCAACACGCTCTGGCAATGACTTTATGACAGATGCACTAAAGTCCCATTTCAAAACAGATGGTGATGCACTAGAGCGTATCCAACGCCACCAAAGAGAGATGGCTGTTGAGAAGCGTGCAGTTAGTACATCTTCGTTTGCAGGGTTAGTCGTACCCCAATACCTTGTTGATCTATATGCGCCACTAGCTAGAGCTGGTCGTCCATTCGCAGATGCAGCACGCAAACACACTTTGCCGGCACAAGGCATGTCTGTTGTATTGTCAAAAATTTCCACTGGCACTACCACTGCGTATCAAACATCTCAAAACACAGCCGCCGTATCACAAGACATGTCAGATACAACCTTGACAGTTGATGTAAATACAATTGCAGGCCAACAGTCAGTATCAAAGCAAGCCTTACTGCGTGGATACAACATTGAGTCAATTGTTTTAGGTGATTTAATTAGAGCCTATAACACCAAGCTTGATGATGCGATCCTTAACGGCACCGGCTCAAATGGACAGCCTCTAGGTCTAAAGACAATGACCAGCGGTATCTTAATAACTTACACAGCTACCACAGGTACAGTTGCAGGTTTGTACCCTAAGATTGCAGATGCGATCCAGTCAATCCAAAGCAACATCTATGTCAATCCAAACGCAATCATCATGCACCCTCGCCGACTAGGATTTTTCCTATCCGGTGTTGATAGTCAAAACCGCCCATTGGTTGTACCAAACGCCTATAACCCAGTTAATGCAATGGGTACTGGCAATGGCACACCTGCGTATGGTGCAAGCGGCTATTCAATCCTTGGCTTGCCAATTATTGTTGATGCCAACATTGCGACAAATATTGGCGCATCTACAAACCAAGACACAATCTTTGTTGTAGATACAAATGAGTGTCACTTGTTTGAAGAGACAAATGCTCCTACTTATGTGACATTTGAAGAGCCAAACGGCAAGGTAGCAATTAACATTGTGCTATTCGGTATGTCAGCATTTACAGCTGAGCGTTATCCAAAAGCAATTGCA